TTTTATCTATCCAGGAACTGCTACAGCCTATAAGGCTATGCAAGGTATGCTTATTGCATTTGGTATAGCACCATCATTTAAGACACCGATGCCTGTTGAGTTCGGCGCAAAACTTAATATGGTTACTCCATCCCTTAATGTTGATTCTATATTCCCTACCTTTGCTGGTCCATTAGCCGCTGTCGGCATAAAAACATTTGAGAATGTAATGAATGTTGCATTTGATAATCCAGCGTGGGTAGACACCGTAGTTGGTGCATCACTTGGTAAATATGCAGAAAACCAACCAATGATTTCCGCATTACTTCCTGCACACGTTAATAAAGTTTATGCGTTGCTTAATAGGGATGAAAGAGATGGACAATATGCCTCTGCATCTCGTAAAGCAGTAACCTATCTAGAGGCTTCAGGTCACGGTATCCCGCAAAAATTTGATGAGAATGACGTACTAATTCCACCTACTGCTGGTGAATTAGAAGATTATAGACTTAAACTTAAAAATGCAACCGTTACCATACTTGCTCTTCGCGCTTTTGCAGGACTTGTATTACCTGCATCTCCACAGGTAGCTCTTAAATCAGATATGGCTGACTGGGTAAGAGATAATGGAAGTCAAAGTTTTAAGCAAGTCTTTAATCAAATGCTTGCTGATAACAACGGTGATATAGATGCTACTACTCAACGGTGGATAGAGTTATTTCCTAAGCAAATTCCATATACTATTACAGAATCAGACCGTAAGACTGTAGCGCTAGTGCGTTATGCCGAAGAATCTGGTGTATTTGTTGAAAACAATAAGGAATTATTTAAGAAATATCCAGAAGGTGCAGCCTTTTTAATACCATACCAAGGAGATTTTTCTTGGGATGCTTATCAAACAATGTCAACTATGGGATTGCGTCCTAACAAACGGGTAGATGAATTTACCCGTGAGATTCAAACTGCTGCATCTTTACAAACTTATTATAGCAATAGATCAAATTACTTAGATGCTGTTAAAAATGCTTTTGACCCATATACCAAAAAAGATCTTCGTACCCGTTGGGAATCCTGGGCAGATGAATGGAAAAAAACTCACCCCTTGATTCAAGAAGAGTTGGCTCAAGGTGGCGAAAAGGCTATCAAACAACAAAATGCTCTAAAGGATCTGTCAATTATGCTTGACAACCCAAAGGTTAGAAATGTTAGACCAAAGGCTTACGATAGTCTGAAGCAGATGTTAGATATCTACAATGGATATATTGAACAAAAAGCGCAATTTGCGCTACTTGGATCAGTCGGATCACAGTTGCAGGATTCAACATTGGCATTAACTATATCTCAATTAGAAGAAATAGCAAAAACAAACTCTAATGCTAAAGCAGCATACGACATTTTATTTTCTAGATTGTTAGACTAGGAGTACAGGTGAAAAAACAAGATCCTACAATAATAGGACCTACAGCTTGGCAAGGTGGTGGGACCAACTCTGGTCAATCAACTATTACTACCAGTACTTCTGGAATTAGTCTAACTGCTTATGACCAACTTTTAGGTGGATTTTACAAATTACAATCTAGCGAACTAAAAGCATTATCCACTCAGTTAAAAAATGCAGGCTATCCTGTAAGAATAACAAGCAAACCAACTAATGACTTAAAAGATCAGTACATTAAAGCAAATTTAGATTTTACTACTACCTATAGTAGATTGTATCCAGGTTCAAAATTTACAGACTATCTAACAACAATATCTGATTCTGGTGCAGGCGGTGCTGGCGGAACAAGAGTATCTAAGAGTGTTAGGTTATCTGATCCAACTACAGCAGAAGCACTTGTTACTGCTGTTATGCAAGATCAGGTTGGTCGTGGACCAAGCAAGGCAGAGTTAAAGAAATACACTCAAGCGCTACAAAAAGCGCAAGCTGCTGCTCCCGTAACCACTGTAACTACAAGCAGAACAGGGGCTACAACTTCACCAATAACTGGCGAAGTTACATCTGGTGCTACTACTTCAAAAACTACTGGTGGAATAAATGAACAACAGTTTTTGATAAATGAAATTGCTGGCACTAATGAAGCACAAGCACAAAAAGTCAAATCATTTTATGATGTATTTAAGCAAGCGATTGGGGTTTCATAATGGCTAGAACATTTGAGTCTTGGGCTTCCAGTCAAACACGTAAACCAACAGACAAGATAAGCAACCTTGATAAACTTAAAGCACCTTTTGTAATTAGCGAGTACGAGACCTGGGGCGAAGTATATGCCGCTGCTGGTATTGAGCCTCCAAAAGAAAAAGCAAAAGCATCTAACACTAAAAAAGAAGTTCAAGGAAAAATAAAAACTCTTGAGGATTCAATTGCTACAGCAGAAAAAGTTATTAACGATCCTACCAATCCAAATAAAGAATTTGCCAGAACACAACTTGAAAAATTTAAGGCAGAATTAGAACCATTAAAGCAAACTGAAAAAAATATTTTAGGAAAAGAAAAAGCAACAAGAGAAAAAGAAAAAGCAACAAGAGAAAAAGAACTTCAACAATCTGAAGAGATAACAAAAGAAGGTGCGCGAGAAGCGCAGATCCGTTTAACTGGTAGAGAAAAAGGCGCTAAGCCAATGCCTCCTGGAACCTTTACTCCAGTAAAAAGTCCAGCCTTTACTCCTGCTGCTAAAGTAACCGTAACTGAACCTACTGCAACTCCTGCTGCTAAAACTCCAGGCACTCCTGGTCCTGCTGCTGAAAAACCTCCACCAAAGAAAAAAGCAGAGACTCCACCTAAACCTGGTGAAACAAAAACAACAAATATTGACGAAATCTTTGCTTTGGTTCAAAATCAGTATGGTCCTGTAGATGCTATTTTCAAAGAAAATCCACAACTTAGACAACTTATGATTGATGCAACTAAAGGTACAGCATCTACTAAAGACGATTACACCCCACAAAGATTCTTAAATGAATTAAAAACTACTGACTGGTGGGCAGAAAATTCTGAACCTATCCGCAATCGTCAGTTCTATAAAAAAGAATATGAAAATTTATTAAAAAAAGGCGGCAACGCTGAGGAATTAGCAAAGACGACAGAGTATGGTCGTGGACTTGCTAATGCCAAACAGGTTATTGCTGATGCTGCTGTTAGTTACGGTTCATCCGTAAATCCAACAGAGTTGGATATGCTTGCTACTCAAATTTATGATTTAGCAAATGAAGGAAATGGTGCCATAGTTGGATCAGCAATCCGAGCTAAGATTAAATACACACCTGGCGCAGCCCTTGGTGGTGCTGCCGGAGTAAGCCTTGCAGAGTTACAAAGAACTGCATCTGCCAATGGACTAGACCTTAACAAACAGTTTGGTTCCAGCCTACAAGGCTGGCTACAAAAGATTGCTCAAGGCGAATCTCCAGAAACCTACAAGCAGATCATTCGTGATACTGCAAAGATTGGTTTGCCAGATCGCGTTGCTTCACTAATTGACAAAGGTGTTGATTTGGAAACCATCTACAACCCATACAGAAATATGATGGCAGCTACATTAGAGGTTAATCCTGAAACGATTAAATTAAATGATCCTACGCTTCGTATGGCAATAGGACCAGACAAGGAAATGTCCTTATATGACTATCAACGATCTCTACGTAAAGATGCTCGCTGGCAATACACTGACAACGCTCGTCAAGACGTATCTTCTATCGCTAGAACTGTACTTAAAGACTTTGGATTTCAGGGGTAATTATGGCTATTGAAGACTACATAGGTATTCCTGATTTTCAAATTGGGTACAATACTCCACAGACAACAACTGTAAGAAGTTTGGCTGACGGTCCTGTAACTATTAACTCTGCCTTGGAAAACATCACATCTCCTGCCGATCTTGGTATGCCAGGAACTGGAAGTGGAACTCCTGCCGCTCCTGCTGCTGTTGGTAAAAAAGTAATTAGCACTATTGTTAATGCTAAAGGCGAAAACGTAGCCGTATTTGAAGATGGTACAACTCAAGTTCTTGGTCAAGCAGAAGATAAGGTAGCAGAACGCAAATCTGCTTTTGATCTTCTCAAGGAGGAGTTTACTCGTTATGGACTTCAGGATCTGGTAGGGGATACTCAAGCATTAGCAATAGAGGGTGTAAGTCCAGCAGAGTTTACTTTAAGACTGAGACAAACACCTACCTATCAAGCACGTTTTGGTGCAAACACAGATAGAATTAAAGCTGGATATCGCTCTTTGAGCGAAGCAGAGTATGTAACTTTAGAAGATAGTTATCAACGCTTAATGCGTCAGTATGGTTTGCCAGAATCATTCTATAAGACTGGCACTGCTGGTCGTCAACCAGAGTTAGAAAAGTTTATTGCTGGAGATGTATCTCCTGCTGAGTTAGAAGACCGTATTCAACTTGGAGTCAATAGAGTTCAGAACGCTTCTCCTGAAGTTCTTTCAACATTAGAACAATTCTACCCAGGAGTTAACAAGTCTAACTTACTTGCATACATCTTAGATCCGAAAAAAGCTCTACCTGAGATTCAACGTCAGGTACAAGCAGCCGAAATTGGCGGAGCAGCACGTATGGCTGGTGGTGGATTAACCACAAACTTAGCAGATGCTCAATACTTAGCAAGTTTTGGTGTTGACCAAGCACAAGCACGAGCCGGATACCAACAGATTGCTGGTGGCTTAGAACGCGGTAGTCAGTTATCAAACATCTACGGTCAGACACCATATACACAGACCACTGCTGAACAAGAAGTATTTGGTACTGGCGGAGCAGCAGAAGCAAGACGTAAACGTCAAAAGATTTCAGGACTTGAACAAGCATCATTTGGTGGACAGAGCGGATTATCTGGCTCTGCACTAGATCAGGGACGCGCAGGCGCGTTTTAACATAGACCTGCTCCAGATCGATCGGCACTGGAGAGTGTAATAAGACCGATAGATAGAGCCGTACCGCTACCCCAGGTGAATACGTGGCTATCGAATCCAACTAGAGAAAATGGGAGAAGGACTAACTATGTCCAACTACGAGTACGAAGATGATGACGATGACTATGCGGCTCCAGAGGCTAATAACGATCTGGTCAAACAGTTACGTAAAGCCAACAAGCAAAAAGAAAAAGAACTAGCTGATATAAAGGCGCAGTTTGAAAATCTTAATAAAGCCCAACGGGAACGTGCAGTTAAAGATGTCCTCGAAACTCGCGGAGTAAATAGCAAAGTTGCTAAATTTATTCCATCGGATATAGACCCTACTGAAGAGTCTGTATCAAAATGGCTTGAAGACAACGCAGATGTGTTTGGTTTTCAAGTCGAAGCACAAACTCAGACACCTAATGTAGATCCAAAGGTAGCCTCTGATTACCAGCGTATGACGAAAGCAGTTGAGCAAGGTATTACACCTAGCCACTCCGAAGATATTCATCGCCGTCTAATGAACGCTAGTAGCAAGGAAGAATTGGATCAAGTCATTAGGGAATCTGGACTCTAATCCAACTAATGAAAGGATAGTCAAATGGCAGTACCTACAGGTACGCTCACTGGCTCGTCTACAATTAGTGCCCTCGTAACTACAGCATACGATCAGTATGTAAGAATGGCGCTTCGCTCCATTCCAGTTATGAGAGCATTAGCAGACGTAAAACCAGTGCAACAGGCTATGCCTGGATCATCAGTAGTCTTCTCGATTTACTCAGACTTGGCACAAGCCACCTCTACATTGACAGAAACTTCAGATGTTTCAAGCATCGCATTAGGTAACCCATCACAAGTTACCGTAACACTAAATGAGTACGGTTCAGCCGTAACAACAACCAAGAAGTTAAACCTAACTTCTTTCAACGATGTAGATTCAGCTCTTGCTGATATCATCGCTTACAACGCAGCAGACAGCCTTGACAACGTTGTCGGTCAAACTCTTGTCGGTGGAACCAACGTAATCTACGGTGGATCTGCTACCTCTTCTGCAACAGTTGTTGCAGCAAGCAAGATGGCCGTAGAAGATATCCGTCAGGCAGTTACAGAACTTCGTACCAACAAGGCTTTGCCTCGTATGGGCGAACTCTATGCAGCATATGTACACCCACGTCAAGCAGCGG